CCGCTTCTGTAGCGAAAATGACCGCCGGCATAGGTATCGCGGCCGCAGGGTTAGGAGCTAAGGCCGTAGACCTGGCAAGCGACTTTGACGAGTCCATGAGCAAAACGCAGGCCATATTCAGAAGCGGCGCAGATTCTATTATTGCGTCATCTAAAGAAGCGGCAACCGCCGTAGGACTATCACGGGGCGAGTTTTTAGAAGCAGCGTCTAGTTTCGGTGTTTTTGGTACCGCCGCCGGCTTATCTGGCGACGATTTAGCGAAATTTAGCGCTGATCTAGTACGCACTTCAGCGGACGTAGCCAGCTTTAACAACTTACGGCCCGAGGAAGCATTAGAGAAACTACGTGCTGGTTTATCTGGCGAAACCGAACCGCTTAAACAGTTGGGCATTTTATTTAACGCCGCCGCTGTGGACGCAAAAGCCCTGGAAATGGGCCTCGCTGACATGAACGGCGAAATAACCGAGGGCTCTAAAATCATTGCGCGTCAAGCGCTAATAATGGAGCAACTGGGCGCACAAGGAGCGTTAGGCGACTTTGCTAAAACGTCGGGCGGCCTGGCGAACCAGCAACGCATCCTAACCGCACGTTTAAAGGACGTCGGTATAACTATTGGCACAGCGTTGTTACCGGTCGCAATGCGTTTAGCCGAAGCCGTAAGCGCTCTTATTGCCGTAGGCGAGCGTTTCGCCCCTCAAATGCGAGTATTACGGGACCGGGCTAAAGAATTAGGCGAACAGTGGCTACCAAAACTGCAAAAAGCCTTTAACGACGTTAGGCAGGCTGTAGAACCAGTTATTAAACGTGTTGTGGAGTTTATTAAAACGAACCCTAAGCCGTTTTTACTTGGATTAGCTACCGTAATAGGTGCTGTACTCGTCGGAGCCATAGGCGCCGCCGTAGTCGCTCTAGGCGGCATCATTTTTAGCGTTGGCGGGTTTATTGCGCTCATTGGTGCGGCCGTAACGGCTATTGCGCTGTTCTGGCAAGAATCAGAAACCTTTAGATACGTCGTTACTCGAGTCTTTGAGGACGTAAAAGCCGTTGTAACCCCGATATTAGAGGGAATAATCAGCACCGTAGAGGGCATGATCCAAACGTTTCAAGGCGTAATAGACTTTTTACGGGGCGTATTTAAAGGCGACTTCCAACAAGCGTTAAACGGCATACAAGACATAGTTTGGGGACTAGCTCGAACCATACTGAGCCCGCTAGAAGCCATAAAAACAGCGTTTACAACATTCTTTAGTTTGGATTCTGTAAAAGCCGGGATAGGTAAAGCAATAGACGGCATTGTCGCGTTTGTTAAAGCAATCCCCGACCGCATAAGCAAGTTAGCTAGGGGCGCTTTTGATTCTCTGCTAATTCAATTTCAAAAAGTCGCAACAGGCATCGTTAATGAGTTCATTGGCGCCGTTAATTTTATAATCCGTCAAATCAACCGGCTACCACTAGTTGATATCGGTCAAATAGGAACGTTAAGCGTGCCCGACACAACGCCGTTTGGGCCGCCAAAACCAGACATACCCATATCGTTACCGATGCAGTCAAATAACGCCACGTTGCCAATGCCCGGCGGAATGGGCGCCGCTGCAGCGCACGGAATGACACAACAAACCGTAAACATTTACGCTAACGACATAGACGGTGCCGCATTGATCAGCAGTTTACGCCGGGTGAACCGCAACCAAAGCGGGGTACCTATTGACGCCATCGGATTTAACGGGCAGGCCATCTAGTGGCGACGCCGACGCCTACCGTAGAAATAGGGTTTATAGGGCCAGCGTTTAGCAACGCTTTTACGCTTGACGACGCAGTAAAAGGCAAACTGGATAGCACCGATTACGTGTTAAGCGGAACGGAAATTATGGCCGATTTAACGAGCCGTTGCGTATCGTTTACAACACGTCGGGGCCGTGATGACTGGACACAACCTTTCCCCCCGGGAAAAGCACGTTTATTGTTTAGAAACACCGACGGAGCGTTAGACCCGCTTAACACTTCAAGCATCTATTACCCCGGTATCACGGTAGGCCGCACAGTAAACATAAAATGCAACGGGCACCTTATTTACTCGGGGCTCGTTGAGGACATACAGTTAGGGTACGACACTCAAGGAGACGCCTGGGTAACCGTAATTGCCGAAGACCAATCAAGCGAACTAGGTTTACGCTCACTAACAAGCGGCACAAGCTTTAGCGAGCAATTAAGCGGAGCCCGTGTTAGCGCCGTGTTAGCAAACGCGAACATTGACTACGCCGGCAGCACAAGCATAGACACAGGAAACAGCACGCTAGCGGCTGAAACGTTGACCGCTGACGCAAACGCCGTCCAGTATTTACAAAAAGTAACAAACAGCGAGCAAGGCTATTTATACGTGGACCGTTCGGGGCAGATGCGTTTTGAGAACCGCTACGGCCCTATTACCTCAGCCTCAACAGTAACTTTTAGTGATGACGGCTCAGACGTGCCTTATCAGCAAATAGGGCGCAACCTAGTTAGCGCCGAATTGTTTAATCGTTTAACAGCTAATCGGACAGGCGCAGCGGCTGTAACGGCTAACGACACCGCCAGCCAAGGTTCTTACGGCATACGGCTTTTACCGGTAGGCGAGGTGTTGGTGCTTGACGACGCAACGGTAACTAATTTGCTTGATTTTCTTATGGTGCAAACAGCCTCCACGGAGGTACGCATAAACAGTTTGACTGCTGTTTTAGACACGCAAGCAAGCGGCACACAAAACACCATCGCGCAACTAGAGCTAGCAGATGGCGTAACAGTTGAATTTACGCCGCCTGGAGTATCTCAACAAACAACGAACGGTACGTTGCAGCAAATAGGGCACACGTTCACCGTGGGCGAAACGTGGCGGGTTACGCTAGGAATGACCCCACGAGACACAACTAGTTATTTTATTTTGGACGACGCCACCTTAGGGCGGCTAGATCACAACAGCTTAGGATTCTGATATGGCAGGCGCAGGATACAAACAATGGAGCACAGGCGATGTGCTCACTTCGAGCGACATGAACACTTATGTAGGCGACCAGGTCGTTATGGTGTTTGCTAGTTCATCGGCTAGAAGTAGCGCCGTTTCAAGCCCAACCGAGGGCATGGTGTCTTATCTATCAGACACAAACTCTGTCGAGGTCTACACAGGGTCTAGTTGGGAGGGTCTGGGCGATATAACGGCGGTTACGGCGGGCACCGCTTTATCTGGCGGCGGCACGACCGGAGCAGTCACAATTAACGCTGACGTTAACAGCGCTAGCACCGTAACCGCAGTCGCAGCCGACCACGTTTTAATTAGCGATACCTCGGACTCTAACAACACAAAAAAAGCGTTAATCAGTGACATTACCGGGCTTGTCTCGGGCGGTTACACGCAGATAGCGACAACCACAATGTCATCAGTCGCAGCGGCGACCATTGACTCAATACCTAACACCTATCGGTACCTTTTCGCAGAATTCTCTTTTACAACAAATACCGCTTTATCGTCTGGAATCTATTTAAGAATTCGTACCGGCAGCGGTGTTGATTACACCGGGAACTATGCCTATATCGGCATACAAAACGAGGGCGTGACCGGCACCGTGGTACCTAATTCCGGTTCCTACGGGATACAGGTCACCTCAGCAGTAAAAGCAAGTCAGAAGTGCGTTGGCTATTTTTACGTCTACAATTATGCAAATAGCAGCGGATCAACTCAGCCTTTAGCACAAACCCAAGCGGCTTACGAGGTAACGGCCGGGGAGGGCAACTTTGCAAATTTCGGCAATCCGCAGGGCGACGCCGTAATAACCGGTTTAACTCTGCAAACGCTCGCATCTAATACGCTTGCTACCGACGCAACTGCTCATTTTACACTTTACGGGATTAGTTAAAAATGAAACTAAGTAACTATGACATCGCGACTGACACCGAAACGATACGGGATTATAGCGACGAAGAGCTAGCAACAATTGGCGAACTTGAAGCCGCTTTAGCGGCCGAGCAAGAAGAACGAGCAGCGAAAGAAGCGGCTAAAACGTCCGGTAATCAAAAACTTAAAGATCTTGGGCTGACGGACGAAGAAATAGCAGCGATTACTAGCTAATGATTAAAGAATGGGCGCACGCGCTAAAAGCGGCTGGCCTAAACGTTGAGGCTTTAGACGGCTGGCAGATGCGCGCCGCTAGTAATTATGCGTACGAGCCCGCCGGGATAATGTTGCATCACACGGCCAGCAACCGGAATAGCGGAAACATGCCCTGCCGGCACATTGTCGTAAACGGACGAAAAGACCTTTCCGGGCCTTTATCGCAGTTTTTGGTAGGTCGTAACGGCGACATTTTGTTAATTAGCGGCAAACGCTGTAATCATGCCGGCCGTGGCATGGCGTCCCGCATCGAACAACTGCTGGCC